CAGGCCGGTCATATCAGCGAGTGGTGGGAATACGGCGGGAAACCCTATCACTTCAAGGCATACACCACGAACCCGGCCATTACGTCGGACGACGTGGAGGAGTTCAAGCGGGTGCTGGGCACCGTAAAGCGCCTTTCTGCCTGGCTGGACGAAATCGTGTTGGATCTGTCCACACCTCCGGCGGAGGTATTCGTGGGCCATTGGATCCACACGGGCGACTTTATCACCCTGCAAAGGGCGACTATGTAACAGGAGGTTATCAGCCATGTTTCAGGCCCCGAAACTGACAGACGCCGGCAAAAACCTGTATTACAGGAATATGGCCGGTGAGGGGATCAAATTCACAACCATTCAGCTGGGCAACGGCACAATCAGCGGCCCGATCTCCGCTATGACGGCCCTTGTCAGCGCCGTGGTGACTATTGACGCCGCGGTGAAGAACAACGCGGAGCAGTACGCCGACGTGTCCGGCCATTTCTCCAACGCAGAACTGGAGGAGGGTTTTTACTGGCGCGAGATCGGCGTGTTTGCGGCGGATCCCGATTACCCCAATGACCGCAGCCACGACATTCTTTACTGCTACCAAAACGCCTATGACACGGCGGACTTTATCCCCGTGGCGTCGGTGGAAACGGTGGAAAAAAACATTACCGTGCCCATTATCGTGGGCGACGCCTCCACGGTGTCCTGCACCCTGTCCAGTTCGCAGGTGCTGGTGTCGGAGGCGGACCTGGAGGCGCACGACAAGGACGCGAACGCCCATAATGCCCTGTTTGAGAAGATCAACAAAGAACTGGAAAAGAAACAGGACACGATCACCGCCAAGGGCATTTTGAAAGGCGGCCAGGACGCAAAGGGAAACCCCACCGTGACCAAGGCCACGCCGGGCGTGGACTACCAGCAGCCCACCCAGGTGCTGACGGAAAGCAACGCCATGGCCCTGACGGACACGGTTCCGTTTTTCTCCGGTGCTGACGGGCAAAACCGTAAGGTCACGCTGAAAAAGCTAAAGGAGGCCCTGGGCGTCCAGTCTGCCAGTATCAACGTGACAACCTGCGCCGGCGCGGCGGTGGTTTGCACGGACGGAGAAACCACCATGAACGGCGTGGGTTCCACCAAGTTCTCCCTGCCGGAGAACACCGGCACCTGGGAGGTAACCGCCACCCTGAACGGTCACACGGCCAGCGCCGTGGTGGAGGTCACCGGCGCCATGCAGTACAACGTGGATCTGGTGATTACCTCCAGCGTGGCAGTTACCCACGCACCCACGAAAACCGCCTACAACGTGGGGGAAACATTCGACCCCACCGGACTGGTGGTCACCGCCACCTATGCCGACGGCACCACGGAGGACGTAACGGACGGCTGCACGTTCAGCCCCACCGTTATGGCAGCCAGCACCACGGCGGTGACGATCAAATACCAGCGGGCGGGCGTGACGGTCACGAC